GGACCTTACCGCCCTTGTTGTAGCCCTTGATCTTACCACCACCCATCTTCTTGACGGGCTTCTTTGGGGGTTTGGGTTTACGTTTGGGCCGGGGGGTATCGTCAGGTATACCGCGAGTAATCTCGTCGCCCGGAGCACCGCCAACACCACCAATTATATCGCCCTCGGCGTACTTCATGACCTTGCCGCCGCCCATCATCTTACCTTTGCCGTCAGCAGCATAGAACGGCACCATCTTGCCGTCCTTCTCAACCATGTCTAGCTTACCACCACCGGCATAGCGCTTCATCATGCCGCCGCCCATATAGTTCTTAGACTTCTTCATAAATTCTTCTCCAACAGATTGAGGTACGCCAACCTTGTTAGCGAACTTTGAGTTGTTAGCCACCGCAGCCATAAACCGCTTTTGTTTCTGTGACTTAGCAGGCATCAGCAGTTCCATTTCCGTAGACTTTTATTGATACGGCTGTTTGGATCGTTCGCTGTTTTTGCGCTGGTGTTGCGCTTTTTCATACCCTGCATACGCGCACAGAAAGACTTGCGGCGATTAGCTGCCTTAGAACCCTTCTTAAGTTTGCTTGGTTTAGTTGTTACAGCAGTTTTAAGTTTACTACCGGGGTTTTCCCTCCGGTAGCTAGCAACACCTTTCTTGTTAAGACCGCCAGAGGGGTCTTTACCTTCTTTGCGCTGCCAAGCGGGGGATTTAACTCCCCCGCCTGATCTGTAATACCGCCGCATAACTATTAACCAAACTTCTTACGAAGATACATAATGATGGTGTAGGTATCAGCCGATGATGCGCCCACAGTTGTGAAGTTAACATCACCAGTTTTACCTGAACCAGCATTATTGGTAAGACCGCCAAATATGGTGTAGTCGTGATTACCGCTTTGGTTCTCACCAAGCTCTATACAAAAGGCATCTGACGTAGCGTCCCAGAGAATCTGGACTTTCATGCCAATGCACTGCCACCAAACACGTTCGATATCGACGCCGGAGCAGGCAAGACCATTCTGGTCAGATTCTAGGGCGCTGACATCCACCTTCGTAACCGCTGACTCTCCGGTGCCGTCCGAAATATTGGTGAACTTAAGCACCGCATGGGCCGGACCGTCAATCAGGGTTTGAGAGGTTACTGCATCAGCCATGAGTTACCCCCTTAGTTGGATTCTACGCCGTCGTTCGCCATCGCGTAGGTCATGATACCGACAAAAGTACCGCCAGTAGCAGCAGAAGCGCCTTTAACAGCCTGCACCGTTGCATTAGCGGCCAAACCACCAGCAACACACAGAGCGCCGTTAGCGCCGGTAATCTCACCAGCAACATCAACCGGAAGCTCATCGAAGATACCGTTAGTGTCAGCAGACGTACCGATGTCAATGGTCGGATTCGTACCACCCGTGCCAGCTTGTACACACTGTACAGACATAACGATTGCACCGGCAGGGAGAGTAAATGTCTCACCAGCGGTAGCAGACGTGCCGATCCGAACATTGGCCGCAGAGGTAGCGGTCGGGTCACAAGCGAACTGAACGCTCTGGACCATAACACCGGGAGCTACAACGCCTTTGCCGCCCCCACCGTAGGAACGAACGACGCCTTGGAAGGTCGTATTAGCCATATCTATCTCCTGTATGGGCTAGTGTCAGTCGCACAATGCAACTGTCAGGGATAAGTTATTATACACAATAAAAAGGGGGGCATCAAGTGCCCCCCTTTAATAAGCCGACGTAAGTTATTACGCGCCCGGTGAACCAAAGATCCCGAGGGGATCGGAAACACCAAACGAATAACGCTCACGAGCCTTGTAGCGGCTGTTGCCCGTATCGAAGTCAGCATCCATAGATGTCTGCATCGGGGTACGAACAAAGTGCTTCAGGCCGTTCGGAACATCGCTCATAAGGAACCAAGCATCCGTGTCCGTCAGATAGTGGTTGACCGTATAACCTTCAGGGACCGAACCATTATTACGCAGTGCGTTAATGTCGTTATCCGCCGTGCCCACGCGACCTTCCGTATCCAGAAGACGTGTAGCAACGAACATAAGGTTCGGGGGAACCACCAGCTTACGCGGTTTAGCCGCGATCAGGAGACCACGCTCGTCCGTCCAACCAGCAATCTGAATGACCGCCGCCTCAAGAGAAGTCTCGTTGAGGTCAGCCGCCGTCGCAGGCGTGTTGGAGTTGGAGCCACCCGAAACAAGCGGGTGAGCCGTAGAGCAAAGAACCTGACCATCACCATAGGTAACGCCAGAGCCGGTGAACGCGTTGTTCAGTACCGACGCAGCCTTAACCTGCTTGGTGTACGCCATAGCGCGGGCGAGAGCCTTCGTATAACGAGACGACAGAGAGTCGTACAAGTTATCTTCGATAGCTTCTTCAGTAACGGAGAAGCCCATCGCAACGGTCTCGTGCGTATAGCGAGCAGTCCACGACTCCTGTGCGTTGTCATATTCGATGGCAGAGCCTTCGTTCTTGACAGGCGCAGCGGAGAAACCGGACAGCTTGGTCTCTTCTTCAAAGGAACGATCCGAGCTTTCAGTCTCGAAAATTTCCTTATGCTCCTCACCGTACTTAGCGTACTCAAGGCCAAACAAAGCGTTTAGGCCGGGGAGGAGTTCTTTCAGTAATTGGGCGCGTGAAATAGCCATTTTACATCACTCCTTATACGCCAGTGGTGTTGTTGAACTGATGGCCCGCGTTCCACTTAACGAGAGCTTCAGTATAACCGCCGGACGCGTTCTTGGTTTCCTCAACCAGACTTACGATCCTGAACGGAAGCGTATTAGTCGTGGCGGAAGTGTCCGAAATCGCACTCTTGGAATTGCCAGTGATCGTGCTACCAGTGTTATCTACACCAGCGACGTTCGCGCCAATATCCGTGATTGCAAGATCACCAATAGTCGTACCAGACGAAACAACAGCAGCCTTAAACAGGACATCCGTGGCATCGACAACATACGCTTCGATGTCGCTAGCAACCGTGCTAGCAGGATAGTACTGTTTGAAAGTCTTCTGTTCAGTGCTTGGGTCTGTAAAAGAACAGCCCACAAAGACGCCGATTGGCGTCATGGCAGCGTCGAACGTATCACGCTCAACAGTACCACCGGTAACGAGTTTAACAGCGTCCCCATTAAAGATGCTCGTGGCATAGCCGCTGGCAATGCCGTAATGACGAGTAACACCTACAAAGGGAACTCCGCTAAGTAGCTTTACCGGGATAAGCCCGTAAGGGCCATCAACAGTAGGATAAGCCATAATTAGCTCCTATGCTAAAGGTTTAGGTTCCAGTGCCGAAAGTAACCTTCGTCTTTCTGTCGTTAAACAGAGGCATACGAGGGTCATTTTCGCGCATAAGGTTGTTGTCAACTGAACTCATCTGGGACTTAGCCTGTTCGTTGTAATAGGCATTACGTTCCTCAACAAGTTCAACCGGAGCCTTACAAAGCATTAGACCACCAATTACAATGTTATCTTTGAAGCGTTCTTGCTCCACAGCGACCATAATAATCTCAGGATGATCCGTAGCCTTTACAGGCTCCCAACCTTCACGAAGTTTCGAAGAAACATTAGTGGCGTCAACTTCACCCTGCGTAGCAACTCGTACCCAGTGATATTTGTAACCCGGCTCGGGATCAGGAGAAGGTAGAACCTCCGGGCGCTGCCAAGCTCTTACGCGAGTACTTTTATCACGAGTATCGTTTTCACGATTGATTCGGTTATTAGCCATTACTGTTCCTCATTTGTATTGCAACCTGTTTGGCGTATTCATCGAGAGGCACTCCAAGACGTTTCGCAAGGCTTACCTGTGTTTGCGTTAGTACCACCTTCTTAGGTGCTGTGCTCCGCGTAGCGGGTGCAACCACATTAGCCTGACGTTTCGGCGTCCTCTTCTCGTCATCTTCTTCAGCATCGTTCGACATACTGTCGAAGTTCTCTGGGAAGACTTGCTGCATACGAGTATCTAAAGCCTCGTAGTAGTCGTCACTTCTCGGGTCTACACCCGATTTAACGAGCTTATTATGCAACCCCAGAGCAAAGCTCGTCATTTCGTCATCTGTGCCAAACCACGTATTAGACTTAGCCCAATCCGCAGCCCGCTCATCAACTTGTACTGGGGCGTCATTGTTAATATCGTTACTAGAGTCTATATCCAGACTATCTTCCTGTAAAGGAGGTAACTTGATATTATTTAACTTATCTGCCTTTATCTTGGCATTAGTTAAATTTTCTTGTGCTTCAAGAACAGCATCGGAATCACCAGCTTCGTAAGCATCCTTATACGCCTTCTTCGCCTGCGCGAGTTCAACGTCAATAGTCTGCTTAGCTTGGTCAAGGAGAGCCGTCTGGTTTTTACCAACAGTACCCTTCAGAGTACGGTTTTCTTCAACCAACTGCTGAGTGTAACGCTCTAGCTCCTGTCGTTCACGCAAAGCTGCTTCTTTAGCGCGGCGTTCATCGTGATAGCCCTTACTAAAGTGCTTGATGCGTTTCTGAACCTTGTCAGAGTACTCTTCTAGCTCTTCGTCAGTTACTTCTTCCGGCGGATCAGACGCTTTACGGCCTCGATCTGCTTTTGGAGTATCGTCCACAACTTCGATATCAAGCTCTTCACTTGATCTACCGCGCTGCGGATTGCTTTCTTTGCTTTCGCTACTAGCTTGCTCATTACTTACATCCTCAAGAGGTGCTGCACTAGACGGCTCTACCTCAATCTCAACGCTACCCCCTTCCGCACTATTAGGATCAGGTAACGTAAACTCAACTTTTTCAAAAGGCATGTTCTATCTCCCTACGCTGTCATGATGCCACTAGGATCAGGAATAACGGCTTCAACAGAATCGTCGTTCATAAGACGAAACTCTTTACCGTTAACCTTAAAACGCGTGCCCGTATTCATACGAAACATCACGTAGTCGCCTTGTTTACACCACGGCCCTTCAGGGAAACGCTCTTTATCGCTATACGCACTTTCACCCATGTCAATCACAATACCCATGATTGACATTATATATTCTCGGTGTTTTTCAGCGTCCGTCTTAAGTAGAGAACTACCTTGGTAGTGGTCTTCGATTTCAGGCAACGCAATCAATACGCGATACCCGACAGGCTTGGGAAGCTGGGCCTCCCAGTCTTCATTAGAAACATCGTTGATATTAACAACTTCACTCATCATTATCTTCCATATGACTTCGCAAGAGGTCTTCCATGTGTGAGAGCGCGGTGTCGAGACCCCGAATTACACCGCACAATTCCTTATACTCAGCGTAGTCTTTGGAACTACCGCTAGATAAGAACTCCACTGCAGAGGAGCGTTGCTCCTCGATACGATCTTTAAGCACGTCAAAGACGGTTGTAGCCATATGGCTTACGTATTCCTATTAGGGGTTGTCACAGTCTTGAATATCTCAAGATCCAATTTCTCAGTTTCGGCCTTTTCTTTTACTTTGGCCTCCGCTGCGTCTATCTCCAGCTTCTTAGCTTCGAAGAGAGCATCAATTTTGTCAGCTTCCACTTTACGCTGTTGCTCAGCCATACGTATCTGAACATCAGCCGTATCTTTCTGAGCTTTGCGCTGGACTTCAGCCTGCTTAGTAGCGGCCTCCTGACGGCGTAGCTGTAGGATTGGATCTTGTGCCTGCTGCTGTGCTTGCTGTTGCGCCGCCTGCTGCTGATGCGCTTGTGTAAGCTGTTTACCAGCATCAGCCACAAGCCGAGCAAGATTAACTTCCACCTCTTCGGGTAGCTCTTCGTTCGGGGGTGGGAGTGGTGCACCGAGACGCTCCTCTATCTGCTTACGGTAACTAAACCCGAGGTGCTCAGCAATGTGCGCCTGCAAAGACGCCATAATCTGTTGCGCCTGCGGGTTCTGACCAATCATTTGCGCGACCATCGGGTCTTGCATAAACGCTGTGTGTGTTGCGATGTGCGCGTCATGGTCTTGGTAGATAAACGCACGCATAGGCTTACCAATAAGTGCGTCCATATTCTCACCAACCGGATCTTTCGGTTTGAGATCTTCTTTCGTTGGAACAAGTTTATCTGCGTTCTTTACCCCAAGAACCTCGATCATCTGCCTGTGTAGTGCTGGCAAGTCATAAATCTGCGGTGCAGACTGGGCCATCTGAAGGACAGCCTGATACTGCACAACCCGTTGCGCCATCGTCGAACTATTCGGGTCGCTAACAGGGATTACGTCTACTAGAGCATAGTCAGCTTGTCGGGCACTGACCTCCCCCCTCAAGGGTTCGTAGCCGTATTCGGCAGGAGCGTACTCGGCCATGATCGCCTTGAGGAGCTTGAACTCCTGCTTCATAGCATAGTGTACGCGGGCCTGCACCGCAGCCATTGGTTTAAGGGTCCGCTCAAGGAGGGCAAGTGTTGTACCCACCGGAGCGTTAGCCGACATATCAGAGATGTTCATATCACTGATAGCGCCGAGCCTACGGCCCTCGTTCGTAATTTTATCAAGCAACTGTAGAAGTGTCTGTGACGGCTCTTTATAGGGGAGCGTCATGATATTATCACGGACACTTCCAGACGGTACGTCTACATCGCGGAACTCACCCGGCTCAATGGGCGTGTCATCACCCTTAATACGAAGGCCACGAGATTTAAGACCCCCCGGTAAGTTAGATAACGTACCCGCATCAACTAGCTGGCGAATAATAGAGGTACCCGCCCGTGCGTAACCACCAATGATGTGGATCAAACCAAGGCCGTAGAACCCAAATCCCGGCACATATACATAATGTACAAAGTGCTGCCGCTTGAGCATGAGCGGGTCTTCAGGATTCCAGTTGCGACGGATAGCAAGAACAGCGTTAGTACCGCGCTCAATAGTAACAACATATGGACGAGCGACATCATCATCGGAATCATCAAAGCCGTCGATAACCATATCGACGTGCACCTCGTAAATACTGTAGCGCTCGTCGTCAGTAATCGAGTAACCGCCGTCTTTCGCTTTTCTCTCTTCAATATCAGTGTGGAACGCCTGCGGTTCGCCTAACTCAATATCCCGATAGAAGCCACTGACTTGTAACTTACGAAGTTCGTTCTTGGTCTTACGCATAATGTGCGTGACACGCTCAGCGCTCTCAATATGCGAAGCTCCATAAGGTACAATAACATCTTCAGCCGGGACATAGATCGCCACCTGACGCATGATATTCGGGTCGTAATAAACCTTCTTGAACGCAGACCCCGCCAAACCAAGGCTGTAGAGCAGGCGCTCATGCTCC